GCCCCGTCCGTTGCGGCTCATAATGGTAGCATTGGTTTTATTGACTTTGCCTCCGATACTGGCGTGGCTACTCTAAAGCTATCGGGAAGTTGTTCAGGCTGTGCCATGTCTAAGATTACGCTACAGCGTGGCGTCGAGCAGACGTTAAAGCATTATGTGCCTGAAGTTCAATCCATCGTCGGTAAGGATGACGAGGAAGCAACCAGCCAAGGTTACTCTCCTTATTTTCCCCAGGATGGAGAACCTGATTGGAAGAGGTATGTTAGAAAGAAAGATGAAAACTAATTTCTTTATATTTGTTTTCACGTTTCTAGGACTCATGACATTGTTATCGATTTACATGTTAGTGGTGGTTTTATGAAGTGGAATAAAAAATATATTTATCCTAAATCTCAACGATCCCTGATCCAGGGGTCCAGACACTATGATATCGACGACGCAGGACAACAGAAGTTACCAAGTGTTACGACTATTATTTCCGCAACTCAGTCGGAGGAGAAGCGACAGAGTCTAGCGAAATGGAAAGCACGACTCGGAAGTCACCAGGCGGATCGAGTACGAGATATAGCAGCCCTTCGTGGGACGGCTATGCACACGTATCTGGAGGCGTATGTCCGGGGAACAGGGCACAGGGACCTAACGAGCGTGGGCCAGGAAGCTGAGCCAATGGCGAAGCAAATTATTAATTGCGGTTTAATTGACTTAAATGAAATATGGGGCAGTGAAGTTGTCCTATATTACCCAGAATTGTACGCTGGAGCCACTGATGTAGTAGGAATTTATAATGGACGCGAAAGCATAATAGACTTCAAGCAAACCAACAAGCCCAAAAGAAGGGAGTGGATAGACGACTATTTTATTCAATTAGGCGCCTATGCAATGGCCCATAACTATGTATATCAAACCAAGATCCAGTCTGGAATCATTCTAATGTGTTCTAAAGATAGACTTTTTCAGAAGTTTGAGGTGTCGGACAAGGAATTCGTCGGCTATCAACACGCATTCCTTCGTAAGGTAGATGAGTATTATAGGAATTGTAGCCAAAATAAAAATGCAGAAAGATACAAAAATGAGGAGATTAGCAAGGAAATTAGCCATTAATTGAGATTGTACCACTGTATATAGTACTTTCAATAAAATAAAAAAAATAAAAAAAATAATTTTTAAAAGTGGTTACAATGGATACAAAAGTTATTATTGTTGTATACCAACACTTATTCGCTCAAAATTGTATCTTTTAGTAGGATACAATTGGTTACAAAAGATACAATTGTTCAAAAAGCTAGCAATACCAACAACTTAAGGGACGCGCGCACATGATTCACTATTCTATATTTCCATTTTATAAAGGGGAGGGTATACAGTAGTATGTTCAGGAAGAAATCTAAATATAAACACGTCGCGATCAATAAGAAGAAATATTACTTCTACAAGATCTCATGGTTAGACATCACAGCGGATGGCGGGCACGCCACAGCCGAGGAGTTTGATAAGTTTGAGTGTTCTAAGATGGTAACGTTCGCGTATGTGTATAAGAAAAATAAAAAATTTCTCTGGACGTTTGCTAGTTATGATCAGAAAGATGAAGCGTACTCGGATAGAAATGTTTTCCCCATTAAATGTATTACCAAGATGGAGAAGTTGAATGTTTGATGAAGCGGAGTTCGGTGTTGACGACATCAGCGAAGAAGACTACAACAGATTAAAGGAGAAAAATATGCCAAAGAAAAAGAAAAAAGCTAAGTCTAAAAAGAAAAAAGCTAAATCTAAAAAGAAAAAGAGAAAATAGTTAGGATGTGGAATCCGGATCAGATGTTTGTTGTGGCGATGGTAGTTTTTTTCGTTGCTGCGATTTATGTTCTGTCTTTGATTCCTCACTAGATTCTAAGAGCTTTTTAGCTTCTAAAACCTTCTCGTTCTTCTCTTTGATTGTTTTCATCCTTTCATAGAGTTGATCGAGATTGAGGTCGTCAATCTTCCCATGTCTGATGATCTTTTGATCAATATAATATCCCGCCACTTTGCCCCGAGCTATTTCAGTAGTAGCTGCGGCCGCTAGATTTCTGTTATCTTTTTTACCCCTATCTCTAATCTTTCCAAGTTCTTCTAAATGCCCTTCAAAGCTAATGCCATATTTATGTCTTACTTCGTCTCTGAGATTACTGATGAAGGCACAGACAAGTGGATTTTTATTTGGGTTGACTAGTCTGGTCCCCTCATGTAGTGGATCCGTATATCCCGCTAGTCTAGCTGCTTCTGTCTGAGTGATGGGACTTCCTTCCACCCCATAGACTATGAGTTGAGCAAATTTTATCTGCTTTGACGTTAATTGTTTAGCTGGGCCTGGCATAATATTTGACAATATACAATACTCCTTTTATAAGTGCAACACGATGGTTAATGGAAAGACATTTAGACACTCATTAGATAAGTTTTTCAAAGCACCTGTTTGCCAAGATGCAAGGGTTCAAGTGGAACTTCCCAATGGCGAATTGTATGACATCGTCGGTATAGACCTGATGGAGAACAATCTTTTAGGGGATAATCAGACTCACAGGCTTGTACTTAGGTGTCAAAAACCCATATGGAAAATGGGAAAAGTAATAAAGAAATTATAGGCTCGTGTAGGCGTGGTTAGACCGGTCATAACTGAACGACAACTTTGGAAAAAATTAAAAAATGAAACTACCTCAATATCATGGACAAGGCTTGAAAACTGGGCTTTATTTGGTACTCCTGATCTGTTGGGCTACTCTTCTCGCGGGACCTTTTTTACAGTAGAATTAAAAACAACTTCGCCTAAAAATGCCTATTTTGTGAGGTTCTCTCCTCACCAAATATCCTTTCATATTAAG